GTATTTGTTAGCATACCACGGCACGATCGTATAGCAGTTGAAGCACAAGACAGAACAGGAAAAGTATTTAGTGTTATAGCAGATGGTATAGATTCTATTTGTCTCCAACACGAAATAGACCATCTCGATGGTGTCACATTTTATGACCGGCTCGGGCCAGTTAAAATGAAATTAAATAAAAAGAAGTTCGATAAACTAAAAAAACGGAGAAAACAATATGTCAGCTCACGCAAAACTACTTGAGTTATTTGAAGAATACCTAACCGAAAGCGAGAAGTTCGAAGAAAAAGGAAATAAATCTGCGGCTACTCGTGCTCGTAAGGCATTAATGGAGATCACGAAAGAGTGCAAAGCTCGTCGTGCAGAAATCCAAAACTCAAAGAACGAAGGTTAATGTCAGCACCACACAACAACAGTGCCACCTGCAGTAGTTATGTACCCACTACTGCAGGTGGCGCCACTGGTCAAATCTTAACCACTAACAGTACCCACACTCATATCATCAACTCCGCTGTCAACACGGAGTGGACAACACCAAACGAAGCCGAACTAAAAACAATCGATAGGCGACTCGAAGAAATAGAAAAAAGATTGCACATTCTTACAAAACCGAACCAAGAATTGCTAGATAAATACCCTGCGTTAAAAGAAGCATACGATCACTATAAGCTAATAGAAAAATTAATAGGGGAGGAGCAATGAATCATCAAACATGTGAAACTGTTATATTACCAACGGGCACTAAGGTGTTAGAAACAAAAACAATTAAAATGTGTGGGACAGTGACCTATACCTATATGCGTAGAGGCTACGTCTACAACACAGACAAATTCGAGAAAGATGAAAACGGCGCTATAATAGGACGCGAGTATCTTTGAGTTCAAAAGATCTTACAATAGAAAAAGCAACAACCGAAATACAGTCTTTGGTAGACTCGCAAGGAGTCGATGGTAACTGGAACTACGACCCGTATATGCACGGCATGTATAACGGATTAGTGGTTGCACTATCTGTACTAAACGACAAAGCAATAGAACAACTTAGAAATGCACCCGACGAGTGGCTAAGCGATGAACGCCTACGTGAGAAACACCCTACTCTACATAGTGCATGGGAAGAGTACAAAATAATCGAAAAGTTAATCAAGGGTAGCGATGAATAAAATTTATGTAGTAGATTTAGAATCGGTTCCGACAAGATACACTTGTCAGTGGAAAGAATATGTGCCACGGATGCTCGAACGCGAAGCAAAGAACAAAGGTGTAGACGTTTCCGTCATTAATATCTCGGGAGGTGACCAAATTATTGATGCTACGCCTGGCGCATTTTTAAATTTTCAGCAAACAAACATATACAAAAACACACAGATGAACGATATCGCAAATCGTTTCACTGACGAGATTGAACCGGGAGACAAGTTTCTGTTTACAGACGCATGGCACCCTGGTATCATACAGTTAAAGTATATGAGCGAATTGCTGGGCATACCTGTCGAGATACACTCAATGTGGCATGCTGGTAGTTATGATCCGCAGGACTTCTTAGGCAGACTAATTAAAGATAAGCGTTGGGCAAACAACGCAGAGAAATCGTTCTTTCACGCATCCGACTATAATTGGTTTGCAACTAAGTTCCACGTAGATATGTTTATTAAAAATGTATTCGGACAAGACTTAGCACTATCATTAACTGATAGAGAAATTGAAGATAAGTTCTGTGTGACCGGATGGCCGATGGACTATATGTATGATGAGCTTAAAAAGTTTCGTTCGGAAGCCAAAGAGGATATCATATTATTCCCTCATCGAGTTGCGCCAGAGAAGCAACCTGAGATATTTAGAGATCTTGCAAAATCGTTGCCGCAGTTTAAATTTGTTATTTGCCAAGATAAACAACTGTCTAAGGACGAATACCACACTCTATTAGCACGTTCTAAGTTACTTTTTAGCGCGAATTTGCAAGAAACTTTAGGCATAAGCCCCTACGAGGGTGCAATGCTCAATGTTCGTCCATATTTGCCAAATAGATTAAGTTATTCGGAGATGTATCCTGAAGATTATTTGTATCCGTCAGAGTGGACAGAGAGCTTCGATAAATACCTAGAACACAAGTCATACATTATAGAAGACATCAAGCGCATAATGATGAACGATAGACCAATCAACACCACCGATCTATCAATGCAGCTAGAGTCTAAATTTTTCACAGCAACAAACCTAACAAACAAATTACTAGAGTTTTAATATGGAAAAGCGATATATATCATATGACGAATTTAGTCAGATGATTCTCGACCTCTGCAAGCAAATAGAACAATCAGATTTTAAACCGGACATTATTGTCCCTATATTACGCGGTGGCGCGGTAGCTGGCATAACAATGAGCCACTACTTTAATGTACCAATGGTGGGACTAACTTGGTCCACCCGAGATTGCTACTTGCAAGACATCGGCAAGGAATCAAATTGCTGGTTACCGGAAATGGCCTGCGAAGGAACTAAAATATTACTAGTGGATGATATTCTAGATTCTGGCCGTACAATACTAGAAATACAGGACGACTGGAATAAATCTGTACGTGCAAAAATTCCGTGGGGTAACGGTGTAAAAGTTGCAGCCCTCCAAGAACGATACACGAGTAAAGTTCCTGCAGATTTTTGCATCGAGAGAATTGCAGAAGATGATTGGATAGTTTATCCCTGGGAGATTAAAAGTGGCAACCTTCCATAAAGATGACGGTCCGTGGACCAACTTAATTTACGAAAACGAAGATTACTATATCTTTTATTGTGGCTTCCCAGTTACGCCAGGACACCGATTATATGTACCGAAAACAGATTCGACATTTATAATTGGACAGTGTTTCGAAAGTGCAATCAAGCAAGGGAGAAAGTTAGTACACACAGGCGAGATAGACGGGTTCAATGTCGGCATGAACCACGGCGAGGCCGCTGGGCAAACTATTACATGGCCACATGTTCATCTTATATATCGCTACAAGGGTGACGTCGAAGACCCAACCGGAGGAGTTCGAAACGTTATTCCGTCGCAGGGCAACTACAGAGGAGACACATATGTCCAGCCAGCCGTACGGTCCGAATCAAGTTAGTACCAGCGGGGCGTTTACATTTGACTATTCGCAAGCGGGTGGTGGCCAAATGATTTCGCCGACTAGTACGGCACCGTCTATCACCATACCAAACGGTGGTGATGATATTATTTCCATCAGTAACGAAGGTAAGCATGTTGTAACATTAAAAGGTGACGGCACAGTCATATGGGAAAATGGAACCGTAGATATCGACCCTGCTGCTGACGCGTTCGGACAAGTATTAAAGTACAGTGCAGTTAACGCCCATGGCATAACCAGCAGAGTTAGAGAGGATCTTAGGTTAGAAGGATGGAATGCAGCATTTAAACACCTTACTGAACTTGCAGCAATGAATGGTAATTTATCTTCTGAGGACTTGACAAACGAGCGTAATTACTGTACACTTGTTAAAAAGCTCAAGGAGTAGGACACAATGCGAGTACTTGTACAGGCGTGGACAGAGACAGAACGTGGCTGGGGTCAACGACCGGACGGCTTCTCTATACACTTCGATTCTGATCAGCATGTAAACTACCTGGTTAAATTTCAAAACTGGCAACAAGAGAAATACGGCGGGGTGGTTCCAGACGAATACGATTACCCCGACGGTGACCCTTTTTACGCAGAAATAGTAAATGAATTTGCAGACGAAGACATTACAAAGAGTGTACTAGTCGGCGAATCTTTTCGCACCTTCGACAGAAGCCCAAAATGGCTGAGGAAAGTTTAAGATGACTACTAAGATCGAATTTAAATACGAGCGCACAGAAGAGAACACTGCTATGCAGTTGTCTGGGCAGTTACGAGGATTGCGACCACTTAACCTTAGTCACATTATTCCTAAGTTGTATGACAATGTCCTAGAGCTTGAGTGCGATCGCCTGGATCAATCTTTCTTTACAGCAGGGGCAGTTGGGAAATCACACATGGACGTCAGTCGGGAAAATGCATTTAACCTCTTAAAAGACACGTTCTCACAAACCGATGTGTGGGTAAAGATTACAAAAGAATGCGGAACAGAGACAAAAGCAGTCATTCGGCCGGGGGCGCCAGTTACGCGAGTCGGCGATGACAGCAAGCTAGTTGTAACTATCCCGGTGGAGTTGCAAGGTGCGGAAGCGTAATAAGATGAGCATGGAAATCATGAATGCATTATTCGGCGAAGAGTTTTTAAAGCAAAAGCTCGACGATGAGCGCAAGTTCAGAAGCGGGCTAACTAAAGAGGACAAGGAGATATTAGACGGCAAGCGTCCGATTAGTGTCGAATATTCGGACGGCACAACAGTAAATTATAAGGCAGGTAGATAACATGGCAACAGAAAAAGAATATCGCTACAGTGAAATATTTAAATCCATCCAAGGTGAGGGCCGTTATACTGGCATGCCTACGATTTGGATTCGGTTCTGGGGATGCAACCTGGAATGCAAAGGATTCGGACAGGAGAACGTAGACGACCCCACTACGTGGGTGCTACCGTACGAAGACTTCGACCCTTCTACTATTATAGCTATGGAAGAACTGCCGGTATGGGACTACGGTTGTGATTCTAGTTACACATGGGCAAAGAAATACAGGCATCTTGCTCACAGAGAAACTGTGCCTGTTATAGTAGATAAACTTACAGATCTACTACGCACTCCGTATAATACAGAAGGAACATTTCTGCATCAAAAGTCTCACCAAGAAACTCACCTTGCATTTACAGGAGGTGAGCCGATGATGTCACAAGCAGGAATGGTTGCTATCATGGAAGAATTTTCCAAGAGGGGGAATGCTCCTAGATTTGTTACAGTCGAAACGAACGGTACGCAGCCAGTTAAAGAAGTATTCGAAGACTTCATGCGTAAATTTTATATGACTTCCGAGTTCGGGGGAATTGTACCCGATGAGCGTGGGGTACCGGAATGGTTTTGGTCTGTTAGTCCTAAGCTTCGTGCAAGCGGAGAAAAATGGGAAGACTCAATTAAGCCTACGATACTAGAATCATATGCAGATCAAAGCGACTGCGGTCAGCTAAAGTTTGTAGTCGATGGGGACGACCGTACATGGTTTGAAGTTGACCAAGCAGTTCAAGCATATCGAGATGTAGGCATAAATTGGCCCGTATGCATTATGCCAGTTGGTGCTACTAAGGAATCACAAGAGAGCGAGCAAACTGCGCGTATTGCAGAGGAAGCAATTGATCGTGGATTTATTGTGTCGGGTAGATTGCATTGCTACATCTGGGGAAATCGTCTAGGTACATAATTATGTCACTGACCGAACTGTATACAGAAACACCGGAGATCGAACTCTTTTACGATCTGGACCACGACAGACAACTAACAGTCCAGATCGACAATAGGTGGGCCGACTTTCGTTTGGTAGAAAATGCTAACATGGACGACGAGTATACAAAGTACACGCTCGCTGGATTTGGTCCTGTACTGATTAAACAGGGTGTCTCCCATCAGAAAATGGATGACATATATTTTATCATCGACCAGCTTAAACACCAGATACCTAGCATACGGACAAAAGGTTACACATCACTGTATTTTTCCGAAGAATGCAGATCGTTGGTAAAATTAAGATATGGACTCAATATAACGACAAATAAGGATATATGACGGCGATGAATTTGAAAATAAAAGTACATAGAGATGATCTAATAACTCATCTTAAGGAAAACAAAAAGGCACACGAGGCAGAGTACAAGGAAGCTCACACTGCATATTTTAATAAGCTACGCGAAGCAATTGCAGATCTTTTGCACGATGCAAATCAATGCGGATTCCGTGCTGATAACTATCGTATCTCATTGCAGCCTCCTGTAGATCAGACAAAAATGTACGATAAGTATATACATATGCTGGGTATGTCACACGAGACATTAATCGAAATCGGAGTAGACGAGTATACCAAGTTTGTTGATGACCAATGGGATTGGGCGGTATCGGCTAAGCTATTTAATTCGCAATACCTTGGAAACTAATTTGGAGAATACAAAATGAAAAAAAAGAAACCACTAATACCGTTCAACTGGCTGCCGGCATCCTGGGGCCTTAAAGGCAAGACAAGAGAACGAGCCCAGGCTGAGTACGAACTAGGCAGCGGCATCGAACTCGACAAGCGCCTAGCAAAGATCGATGCACAGAGCGAACACGAGCTAAAAGGAATGCTGCTAGAAATAGATCTTCAGCACGGTGTTATTGATCGCAACACATACGACAGAAAGTATGCCGAGGAACTACTCGAAAAGGATAGTGACGAACAAAAACGCGAACTGCTAAGATTAGATCACTTAGAACATAAAATAACAGACTTGCAATACGAGAAGGAGATTGCTACACTAAACGGCGAAAGTTGGGTGCATATGCTTTCGATTAAACCCGATAGTGCAAAACCCAACCACGGCGAAATGGAGTTGGACTGGAACGAGAAGTTCGTAGAGGAACTACGCGAAGGTGGGTACGAAGGTGTCACCGACGATATGGTTGTTGACCTGTGGCTTGCTGACCTCTGCAGAAACATTGCCATGGAGCAGTTTACAGGCACGGGCGACTTCGACGAAAAGGTTCCGGATCAGTTTATACACAAAACACCCATAGATGACCAAGGCAAGTGGGAAGCTAAATGAGTTTTAACTTATATCCTTTTTAGCATCGTGGGCAGCGCGCCTTGCTTCTGTCCAAGGTTTTCCTTTTTTTGCGGCAGACATCTTTTTGCGGGAATCGTTACTATGTATACGACCTTTACAGGAGTTTGATGTGAGCTTTTTAGTTTCTTCTGTGCGCTTCTTGCCCTTATTCTTTGCTACCCGTTTTTGTATGGTTTCTTCGGACTGTGGTCCTCGGGCGGTATTGCGCTTACCTATTTCAGTTCGTTCTTCGTCGGACCACATCTCCTTCCCTTTATTCCACGGTGTATTACCTTTCATTTTAGCAGAAATCTTTAATAGGGTTTCTTCGGTGTGTATCTTCCCACCGAGACCACCTAAACATATATTATACGACAGCGGGTCGTCTACCACTTCTTGCGTTACTAAATCGGCTTCTCGGATATATGCAGCATCTTCTGTATCGTGTATTTCTAATACTTCTTTTACAAAATTATCGCGACCATATAATCTAATTGCCTTGCGTAGTATTTTGCCGGAACCGAGGTAAGAATCATGCGGGTCTTCTGTTTTGTGTTTACCTATATAGTATCGTTGGTTTATAATGTTTGTGGTCTTGTATATAGTATAAATAGTCATGTGCTGAAACTCCATGTTAGTTTTAGAGAGTTGGGGACGGCAATCCCGCGAACTCATTCTTATTTATCAACTATAAGCATTGACTTTTCTAAATTCTGTGTTATACTATATTAATATTTTTAAAAAGGTTAATTCATGAGTACATTTATTTTAGTCGACGCTATGAATCTTTTCTTTCGTGCTAGTCACGTGGTCAATCCTTCGAACGGATTAGACAACATGATCGGGATGGGGTTTCATATTATGTTTAACTCTATACGTAAGGGATGGCGGGACTTTGATGCCGATCACATTGTATTCTGTCTCGAAGGACGGTCGTGGCGCAAAGATGTTTATCCATCGTACAAGCTAAACCGCAAAGCTGATCGTATGGCGCGTACAGAGATACAGCAAGAAACAGATCAAATCATGATGGACGCCTTTAACGACTTTTGTGCATTCATAGATACAAAAACAAATGTTTCTGTTTTGCAATGCAGTGTAGCCGAAGCTGATGATTTAATTGCCTTTTGGACACAAAGTCATCCGGACGATCAACATATTATTCTAAGTTCCGACACAGACTTCTTGCAATTGCTAGCGCCTAATGTAAGACTATACAATGGTGTCGATAAAGTAGTTACTACACTAGATGGCTTGTACGATGACGATGGCAAACCTATCATCGATAAGAAGACCAAGCTACCTAAGGTTCCACTTGACCCGGACTATTATCTTTTCCTAAAATGTATACGTGGCGATAAGACTGACAACGTGTTTAGTGCATACCCCGGAGCAAGGGAAAAAGGTACGAAGACAAAGGTCGGCATAATCGATGCGTATAACGATCGTATCTCTAAAGGTTATGCATGGAATAACTTTATGTTACAGAGATGGGTTGACCACGAAGACAAAGAGCACGTAGTACGAGACAAGTACGAAATAAATCGAGTGTTAATTGATTTAACTGCACAGCCAGACGATGTCAAAATTGCCTGTGCCGAAACAATAGCGACAGCAGCCGATAAACCACAGGTAAATAACGTTGGGATCCACTTTATGAAGTTTTGCGGACGATGGGATTTAAAACGCCTGAGTGATCAGGCAACTGACTTTTCGAGGATTCTCAATGCAGGATATATTACAGAAGGCAGCATTAAAGAAGCTGAAGTCGTCTAGGTCGCCGGGCGACATGTTGCTAAGGCCCGGAGCAGACGAAATTATAGTATGGTCCGGAGATGAATGGATAACTTGCAACAAGCCTTTTAGCGAAACTTCAGAAGACTATTTTCGCAAGAAGTTCGAAGAAGACGAAGCCGAGATACACAAAGACAACCCCCACCTAAAAGAACTGTGGGACGAATATAAACTATTAAGAAGGTTATCGACAGGGAGATAACATGGTGAAATTAAAACCGATTACAGATAAGAGCTGGTTAGTGCTATCCGACGACGGAATGCAACGTGTTGCACTGTTGTCACAACAAGAGAACAAATTTGTTCTTATTGCAAAGGACGTAAAAACCACCTTCAGAGATAAGGCAGAAGTTGACGAGTTCTTCAGCGAAGACATATTTAAAAATATCATAGCTCCGAAGGAAAAGAAAGACGACATAGAATATTTCGTAAAGGGCTATCCCGTAGACTTCGACTCCCCATACGAAGCCGATCCAGAAGATCAGCTCAGCGAACTTCCTCTCTATGCAAAAACAGAAAACAGTAAGGTCTACTTTGCTGCTGGTTATTATTGCCTAAAATTTCCAAAAGGGTGGGTAGGTGGGTTCTGCCCTAAGTTATCTACTCTAACTAAATACGAATACCAAGGTCCGTATAAGACCGAAAAAGAAATGAAATTTGTACTTAGCAAGAGTAGAAGATGTCAGAAATAAAAAGGTTTAATATAAGAGTTGCAGCAGCAAATCGCGCTAAAAGTAAGGTATTATTAGATAGAGATCAGGCCCAAGCTCTCGCAAATGAGATTTGGGCTCTAGAAGAAAAGGTCAAACTTTTAACAGAAAAATTAGACAAGAAAAAAGAACAGTACAACGAACTTAAATCTCGGCCAACTGTCTCCCCTATGCCGGATGTTATACACGTCAGCGGTGGGAAATTTAGATAATAAACATGCATATTTTGATAAATAAGATAAACTTATTAGGAAACTATGCATGGCCCGTCCGAAGCCCACAATACTGTTAGAACATGTCGATTCGAACTCATACAAAGCCGAACAAATACTAGAGGCTGAGGCCATCTATGCGGTTTATTATAAGGGAAAAGCAATTAACATCAGAACGCTTAATCGCTTAGTGAGCTATCCTGGGCCTAAGTATAAGAAGGCATCTTTTTCTAACTCAGGCCATGCATTAAATCTTGCAGAAAGACTAAACGAGTTATTCCACACAGACGAGTTCAAAGTATATCGCCTAGTTCAGGGCGATTTGTTCACTGGTGATTAGAGCACAGGTACTAAAACAAATTCGCTCCAATTTGCCCGATCATAAAACGAGCGAATTGACTGATAAGGATTTCGAAAAGCACGTTTTCATACGCCCTAAAGGGAACAGACTAACATACGAAGGCTATCGTCTGCTTTCGAGTTTTGCCACTCCGTACGTTTTCACCCACGATAACGATTTCAAAACTAAACACATCACAGCTCTTGTTGTGTTTAAATATCCATTCTATCTATCCAAAAAATTCTTTATACTATTCTCCGAAGAAGATGCAATGCTGTTGAAGCTTCACGGAGATGTAAACTCTTTTTTAGAACATTCAAATATCTTTCGAGATTAGGTTGACTAAACTGTGTGGTAGTGCTATAATTTGCCACATAGTTAGAGTTTTTAGAATCCAAGGTAGATATTATGCCAAAAGTACAAGCATGGGAATGCCCACACACTGGTAAACTTTTTCGTCTCGTAGATGAAAAGAAGTACCGGACCCATCTGAATAGACTTTCGAAGCAGAGATCGGAAGAACGGGCAATTCGAGAAGAACGCAATGCATTCTCACAGTGGTTTGAAGAGTCTACTGCGGAACTAAACACCCCCACAAAAATCGGAAACTGGGCAAACGATAACTTCCGTCGAATCTTTAAACATTGTAACCGTGGTAGAATTAACAAGGGAGCAAAGCTAAACGGCATTTTGCTCAATGGCAAATACAACCCGATGTGTTCGAACAGCCACTCGTCACCGAAAGGGAAAAAATCTAATTGGAGCGGGCGTGACCCGGATACTCCGCGCGGATATCCGGGCGTAAAAGGTCGCATTAAAATTTACAACAGTACCTGTCCGTTTTCGTCTGATTCTTTTTTTAACGAGACTAGAACGTTAGAGTCAATTGGGATACACACCGGGACGGGCGGTGGTGGTGGTGAGGCGAGTGTTTACGATGTAACTTTGTGGCTAGATGACTGGCCCGGGCTGAAGGCTGAGGTTATGCGACAGAGTGTCGCATGGGAAGAGGAGTCAGTTATAAAACGGCTTCGAGGGGAAAGAGTGTCGAGCTTCCAGGTGATTTGGCCGGACACAAACGAAATTCCGGACTGGGATCGTAATAAATAACATGGACTTTAATGTTTTTAAAAAGACAATAAAGTCGAGAGGAGTCAAGGTACTTCTCAGGGAGACAACTGTATACCCCGACTGGGGGCAGTTGTCACAATTGTATGCCGAACAAAACGGCGCTTTAATTGGATGTTATTCGGACAAGAGCGGTGGGGTGATTTTTACTAAACCCTACAAACTTTGGTCAAAGGCTAAACGCACATTTGAAAAGGTGAAGATATGAACGTTCCAACTATGCTCGAGATTACACTGCGCGTTCCGAAAGAAAATGCTAGGAAGATCGATGCAATTAAAGCACTCAGGGGTCTGACTGGCAAAGGACTTAAAGAGGCTAAAGATGTAATCGACGATGCCTACTTCAGAACAACTACCGCCGAGACCGAAGCAGGCCAGAATAGTAATACTTTTAATTCTCAATTGGATCTCTTGCGAGCTGCTGGATTTGATGTTAAAGTAAACAAAGGACAATACGAGGTTTATATAGACCAACTTAGAGAAATGGCAAGCATGGCCACACTCAAGGGAGATTACTATATTGCCGGCCGATTAATTGAATTTTTAGAAAACACATTTTAAATAGAGGGAATACCACACATAGCAATATGCGATGCTGTAATATTCTAAGGGAGTAGAAAAACGATGCACATTTTATTAATACGGCCGGATACAAGGTGCTGCTTACAGGACGACCTGGCTCGGGTTGAAGAAGCATACAAGCAGACGAAGCGTGTCTTCATCAGCCATCCGAACAAAATAAGGGCAAAAAAGGAACTCAATAAAGCAATCTCGGCAGCTCGTGAGAAGGCTCGTGAAATGTTTCCGGAGGAGACTAAGGACCGCGAAGTTGGCATTAGTTATATCCCCCAAGAAGGATTCTTTATTAAGATTAAAGTTCCGTGTATCAATGATGGTGCAGCATGAATAAGGAATGTCAAGAATGATCCCGAAAATATTTTTTGTACTTTTGTTAGTAATTGCTGCCCCGGTAGTCTTTGCTTTATTGTTTTCCGTGCTAGACTCAACCGGCGTCTCTAATAATGACAATACACAATGCTATGTCGTAACCGAAGAACACGAAACATTCTATACCCTAGAAGAATGTAAATAGGAGTTAAACATGAGTTCAAATAAGGCCGATGGAACAGTTGTAGTAGTAGCTATAGTAGCGGGACTGGTGCTGGTAATTAGCGGTACCTGGGGAATGTGGAAACTCACTCGATGGTGGAACTATAACATGGGTTACGAATCACAAGTAACTGCGACTGTTTGCATTATGGTGAAACCTGAGTATCTCACAGCCGAAGGATTAGAGCGATGCAAGTAAACGACATCATAGTCGAGTGTGTTAAACGCGATATTCCAGTAGAGCTCGATTGGCACAAAGAACTGAACAAACTGGTGTATGTCATCAGCGGGTTCTCAAAGTCGGGTACTGCTATAGCCTACGAGTCGGACGGACATTTAATTGTCAGTACTCGTTATAACCAAGTTGATCATATTTATAATTTTGAGGGACTTGCTCAACTCGCGGCTAGTTGGTGGAGAAAAAGTTGTAAGATTACTTGGGACACGCCTCCTGCAGAATGGAAAGAAATCTTACTGGAATTTAAACTAATAGATAATCCCAAGGTGGTTGAGGTATGGCGATGAAAGACACATCAAAAGCATTCTTTCTCGAGCTGGCGGACTTACTAGAAAAGCACAAAGTCGAAATCGAAGCATCAGAACTGTACCGACCATACGAAATCAACCACGGACATCAGGTTGAATTTTGTTGTCCGGGTGAATACATAGAAATGGAAACAGCATATGTTTCGGCGGGCGATCTGCGTGGGATGGTTGAGCGGGATAATTACAAGTAAAGGGGAACACAATGAGTAAGTACCAGCATAAGAATTATATCGATACAAGAAACTACTACGGCGAAGCCCAGGAACTAACAAAGGGTCTTAGCACGAATCAACTGCATGATCTCTACGAAATCTGCCATAAGAAAAGTCAGCTAGCAAACTCGGACACGCGAGACAAAGAATTAAAGGCTGTAATGAAGGTGATCGAAGAAAACCGTTCTGCAGACAAATCCACCCTAAACCGGATTAAAAATGGTTATCGTTCGGAGATGGCGAGCACGGCTAAAGCTAGCGACGGCTCAACTAAGCCGAACAGAAAGAAAGTATAAAGGTTGACAGTACACCCATCCTTTGCTATACTGTGCTTCAACAGTTAGGAATGGGAGTAGAACATGAAAATTTGGACAGTCGAGAAAGATGTTCCGTGTCTTGCTATTAGCAACATCAAAGCACAAGACGCCAAGTTTACACCGTTTATCACTACGCAGGAATCAACATTTGATTACCCGCTGTGGGACCGTCGCCAAGTGCATAACCGTGGCGCGCAATATCTGCTTAACATGGCAGAAGAAAAGGGTTTCAATTCCGCCGCAATCAAGAAGGTCGCCGAAGCAGTTGAACGGTCCGGAATGATTGCATTCGTTAAAGAGAATTCAAAAGGCAACACATCGTTGATGCTGGTTGCTGAACACATGACGGAGTGCTTGTGCTAATGGACACTATAGACACAACTGAAAACCAATGTAGTCGTGACGTGGCGTCGAAGCTTATTAAATGGACCGTCGATAAGCGTGGTATGCCGGTTATCTTCGGTGGATCACTCGATTCTCTGAAATCCATCGCGAATGATCTATCCATTCCGATGCACGATGCTCGTATACTTGTAAGCGATAAACCGGAACGCATTGCAGATCATTCTATCTTGTTTCTCGAAGAACAAAATGCGGACAGTGCCAAAGAGCAGGCCAAACTATACAAGCTGATGTTAGATCGGGAAACTGGTGGTTATCGGTTGCCGGAAAACGTTAGTGTTGTGGTCATTCGCAACGAAAGCGGTCAACACCGTATGCCTAAGGCGTTCTCTAGCAAGTGTTTTCATATTGTTTTACGAGACGACAATAAAACCGGTTGACTTTGCAAATTGAACAACATACACTAGATACACACTTTAAAACTGCACCAAAAACCAAGGAGAAGTAAACTATGTCATCAGACAACGTATGTCGCCCACGCGATGCAAGAGTACTAATTAAACATTCCATGAACTGTGATCAACCGTTGTTCATCTGGGGTCCGCCCGGAATTGGCAAGTCGGAAATTATCGAAGACATTGCTGAAGAAGACGGCCGCCCGCTGATCGACCTTCGCTTGCTGCTTATGGAGCCTACCGACATTAAGGGTATGCCGTATTACGATCCGGGCACCAAGTCCATGCGTTGGGCAAAGCCTACAGAGCTGCCTGGGCCGGAAGAGGTTACATTGCACAATGCCATCCTGTTCTTGGACGAACTGAATGCTGCGCCACCTAGCGTACAGGCTGCTGCATACCAGCTTATCTTGAACCGTCGTGTTGGCGAGTACCGCTTGCCGGCTGGTGTTAGCATTGTTGCTGCTGGTAACCGCAACACTGACAAGGGCGTTGTTTATCGTATGCCTAGTCCGTTGGCTAACCGTTTTGTTCACATTGAACTGGCGACTAACTTCGAGGATTGGCAGAAGTGGGCAATCAACAACGGCGTACACGCCGACGTAGTTGGTTTCCTGTCACACCACAAGCAGAACTTGTTTACGTTTGATAACAAGTCTAGCGATATTGCTTTTGCTACGCCGCGTACTTGGGTGTTCGTAAGCAACTTGCTTACTGATTCAACTCTGCTAGAGAGCCTGGAGACTACGCTGGTGAAAGGTTCCGTTGGTGAAGGACTTGGCATCGCGTTTAACAGTCACCGCAAGATTGCTGCGAAGCTGCCGAAGCCGGAAGCGATCCTTACTGGTAAGGTGAAGGACTTGGATATCGATGAGATCTCCGCAATGTACTCTTTGACTATCTCCATGTGCTACACGTTGAAGGAGTGGGTCAAGCGGGCACAAAGCGATGCTGAGCCAGACTACACCATGGACCAGTGGAACGAAAGCATTGACCACTTCTTCCGCTACCTGATGGACTGCTTCAAGACGGAGATGATTATCTTGGGCGCCAAAACAGCGCTCCGTGATTACCAACTGCCGATCGACCACCGCAAGCTGAAGAACTTCAAAGAGTTCCATAGCAAGTATGGTTCATATATTTTAGA